CGCGGCAGGCGGCGAGGAATTCCTCGCTGACCGTGCCCACCGCAAAGGCTGCCTCGAGCTCCTTTATCGTGCAGTCTGCGACAGCCTTCATGCCTCATCCCCCCGCTCTTCACCGGCCAGTTCCGTTGCAGGGGCCTGCGGCACCTCATCGAGCGTGACAAGGCCGAGCTTGCCGCTGCGGAACTCCGTCAGCACGATGTTCTGCGCCTTCTCGAGGTCGACCACGCCGCCCTTGACGAGGCAGCCGCGCTTGCGGCCAATGGCCTCGAGCAGCGCCAGCCCGTCTTCCGGCATCTCACCCTTGAACTTGAATCGCTCCTGCAAGCGCTCCGGATAGTCGCGGCGCATGACCGAGAGCAAGAGCGCCGTGACCTGCTCGCGGTCGTAGATCTCATCGTTGATCGCGCCCGTGAACGCGAGCTTCAGGCCGACCGTCTGGTCCTCGAACTTCGGCCAGAGGATGCCCGGCGTGTCGAGCAGGTCGAGCGCCGCGCCAATCTTGATCCACTGCTTCGCGCGCGTCACGCCCGGCTTGTCCGCCGCCTTCGCCTTGACCGCACCGGCCAGGCGGTTTATGAGCGACGACTTGCCGACATTCGGGATGCCGAGAATCATGCAGCGCGCCGCGCGCGGACGACCGCCAGCCTTGACGAAGCGGTCCGTCTTCGGACGCGCGAGTTCCTCCGCCTTCGCGACGAGCTGCTTCATGCCGCGGCCCTTGACCGAGTCAATCGCAACTGCGGGGATACCCTGCGCGCGGAAGTACGCGAGCCAGCGCTTCGTGCTCGCCGCATCCGCGAGGTCCGACTTATTGAGCGCGATGAGCCGCGGCTTGCCCTTGATAATCTCGGCGAGCATCGGGTTGGCACTGCTCGCCGGGATGCGCGCATCGAGCAGCTCGATGACGACATCGACGAGCTTGAGGTTCTCCTCGATGAGTCGCTGCGCCTTCTTCATGTGGCCAGGGAACCACTGGATTCCCGGCAGGTCATTTCTTGTTTCTTTATCCATCTGTATCCTTATTCCTCCAAAGCCTTGCCACAACTGGGTTTTGCTCTTCATATCCCATTCGATTGCGCAAGTGCATCTCAATCCATATCAATCCATTTTTATCCATCTTCCCACAGTTTGGTGGGCAATCGGTGGGCAAAACCTACCTCACGGCGGGCAAGCCCATCTCGTATCAACAAAGAGGCACTTCCTTATAATAGAGAAAGACAGCTGTACCAACTCGTACAGCTGTCTTTATTGTATCGGACTTCTTCTGCCTTGTAAAGTCAAGCCGCTGCAGGAGCGCTTGTCTGAGCACCCAGCGCCTTCGTCAGCACCACCTTGACAACATACACTGCCCCCTGCATAACCAGTGGGAGCACAATGCCATCGCGGATCCGACACCAGCCCGTCTCGCCCGGTGCCTGCTGCTTGAGCTTGTCCACGAAGTCATCGACCACCGTCTCGATAGGCGGCAGAATCTCATCCAGGATAGCCTGAGAAACCTTTTCCTTGACCTCCTCGGTCACATCGTCTACTTTGAGATACCCCGTGATACTGTCACGGATGTCTGTCCACTTACTCATCATGCTCACTCCTTAGTCTTTGACACAGAAATTCTCCCATTTTTTATAGACATCAACATATGTCTCGTTTTTGTCGCCATTGTGCGTAACCTCGTAATACATGCCGTCCGGCACATTTGTGCTGACCAATGCTTTCCAGTTCTGTAGCGTCTTGCTGAACCACACAACAAAAACGTTATCCAGTGTAATCTGCTTGTGATCTGTTACAGTAGTATGCTGGGCATGCTGATTGAAATAGTCTACTACGATTTTACGAGCTTTTTCTTGCATCAAAAATCCTCCTTATCTTATCCATCGCGAAAACAGCAAAACGTGTACCAGAGCAGCATCATGTGGCGGCCGCAGATGGTTTGGTGGCCATCCCATTTGACAATGCGTGTCATGCCATGCTTGTGCACGCGCAAGACTTCGCCCTCATCAGGTGATTGCCCCATCCACTCATGCCAGTCGTCCGTCAGCCAGCGTGCAAAGGCCGGCACGTCTTCCAACTTAATCAGGCCGCGCCACTCGCCACGCATGGCCACACGCTCCATTTTCTCGCGCTCTTTCTTTGATATTTTCTTGGGGCGTTTCATACGCGGTCCAGAAGCTCATAGTCCGTGATGCCACGGGCGATTGCTCTTGCAAAATCATCCTGGCGCGTCTCGAGCAGGTCTTCATCCCCCGGATTGGAGATGAAGGCTGTCTCGACCAGGCATGCCACTGCACCAGTATTCGTCAGGACGTAAAGTCCATTGACGCCAGGCTCTGCGCCCTTCGTCCCGCGGTCTGTGACCGGCAGGCTGTCCACAATCTGCTTCTGGATGCACTCCGCTAGCGTCTGCCCAGCCGTGCTCGAGTAATAGTGCCAGCACTCTGTACCATTTGCATCTGGATCCCGCACCGAGTTGCAGTGAATTGAGACGAAAACGTCCGCGTCCCAGTTGTTGGACGCCGCGGTGATTTCATACAAATCATTACTCTGCAGCATTTCTACAGTGCAGCCGGCAGCTTCCAGATACTTCTTGATCAGTGCACCGATTTTTGCCGCTACATCCGATTCGCGTAACCCCGTCACAGGATTGCATGCACCTGGATCCGGTACACCACCTGGTGCGTGGCCGGGATTCAAAAAGACTTTCATCTCACATCATCCTTTCTAGCATCAATCGCGCCTTTATAGACATATCCACTCAATCCCCCAGAGATACCTGTCAGAATCTCAGTGGGAGCTCCCATCACGATGCCAATCACGAGTGACAACGACAGGCCCGTAATAGCGATCATATCCGTCGTAATTCGTATCATTGAAGTTGCCACCTTTTTTCCAACGATTCAATTCGCTCATTCTGTCTCTTGATTGAAGCCTCGACCAAAGCCAGCCGCTTGTCCTGTTCACGTAGCTCTGCCTTAGACTCCTCCATCCACATCCTGAGTTCCCTCGTGACTTCCTGCAGCTGCCGAACTGTAGCTCGGATTGGATTCACGATGTTATTGGCTACATAAGTAAAGCCCTTCACGCAAGCAATGACAATGCCGATAATCCCCCCACTCCCCAGCAAGCAGACAAGAGACGTCATTGTATTCAAGTCCATCTGTCTCACCTTCTTTCAAGCCTTCAAGCATATGCTTCTACGGTCAAAGTTGCTCCAGACAAAGCAGTCGTGCTTCCACTTGCCTGCTTGACTTTTGATTCCGAACAACAGTAATACGTCAACAGTTGCTTGGCTTGATCATCATCGTCCATATAAGTAGTCTCAGCAATCGCTTCATCCCATTCCATGGTATAAGTCTTGCCAGTATCTGTCGATGTTTCTGTAGCTGCAGCACAATAGGCATTCTTATTGCCCCAAGCTCGGCCAGTTTTAAAGTCTGAGATTGCCATCATATCTAGCAGCAAACCAGTTGGACATGTAATCACTGCCTTGAAATGTACGGTCTTTCCATTTGGGATAACTTTTATCAATCGATCAATCGTATATCCTATCAGAGCGCCCTCTGCAGTAGATTGTACTGTAAAACTCCCAAGTTTTGTTTTAGTTCCGCTTCCCGAGTTTCCTGACTCACTGCCGCCTCCTGACTCGCTGCCGCCAGAAGATGAGCCGGTAGACAATGCTGTAATCGCGGCTGCCATCTCACTTGGTTTATAACGGGCTGTCAGTCCGTTCTTTGAACGGATGGCATTAGCAATAGCGGTTAAGTAGTCTTCTGTAACCAGCACCTGTGCCATCAATAACTCACCTCATCTCCATTGACCGCAGTCGCCCCAGCTCCGCCAGAGCCAGATGTGCTTCCATAAATCCGAATAGTTGGAGCTGGATTACCGCTATGACAAAAATAGCCACTTGAAAAGGTGCGGAAACGATATATGTCGACATTATCCACCTTGATGACCCATCGCCCACTCTTCCCCAATCTTGTAGGAATATCTGTACCTTTTTCCCAAAACGCAAAGACATCGCCAGACTCCGGATTGAAGCCCTCTGCGCGAATATCTTCCAAATTGATTTGTGCAGGAAGTTCAAGTTTTCCATCAAACACACATTTATAGTGATTACCTTGATACGCGACCACATCTCCAAGATTGAACTGTGTCTGTGCAGCCCAATCCTTTGTAGCTGCCTCTTCTGTGTTCTGCCAGATCATGTCTCCATCAACGCAACGTCCATTTCCAGGTACGGGGATTGACCCACTTGTCGTACCATTCTGTCGTACCAGACGATAGATCTGTACCGTACCAGTATCATCATACGACAGGCAATAGGCTCCCTGCGACCACCAAGTCACCGGTGCCCAGTCCTTCCCGATGAATGTCAGTGTCGCAGTACCTTCGATGAAATCCTGTAGCCAAGGCGTATTGACTGGGGGAACTTCATTCAATGTTCCACCAGATTTCACCTCATAGAGCCGATGATCTGCATAGAGCACATCACCGGTATTGACCTGCATATTGGGCGCAAAATTCTTTGTGATAAAAGCAGACGCCGTACTGACATATTGCCAATAACAGGCATCCAGATTTTTTGGATAAACTTCTTCTCCTTCAATGACGGTTCCTTGTGTATGTGTCGGACGCCATCCATTCGATTTTCCTGCTACGGTGCATTCATAGCAATAAACTGGCAACCAGCCAGAAGCTTCTGTAAAGCAATACTCGCCTGTCGCATATTGTCTAGATGCCTCCCACCTGCTCCTCTTAACATATTTTGCCTTAGCCGTACCGACAGAAAACTCTGCTCCGCTGTAATCTGCTGGTTTATTGCTGGTGCTTGGTGTAGGAAGCGTCCCTGCCGCTGTAATCTGGAAATAGTTGAAATTATAAAAAATTGTCTTGCCATCACTGTCAACGAACTTATCATATGTTCGGATAAACTGTCCTGGAACTACAGATAGACGTACAGTATCACCATTATCAATCCAGTCGATTCCTCGACCAATATAATGCCAGGTCAAGCTTCCCTTTGTATCATTTCCAAGATCTCGGCAGTAGTTGATTAAAACAGACGGTCCTTTCTGACTTGTCTTGCAATTCCTTTTTCCTGCAATCATAAAGTAAGCAAGATACGTGTCACCATCATAACTGAAGAAATGACAATTGCGAATCGTAACCTCAGGGAATTTATAACTATCTAGCGTCGAAACAGCTTCAGGAGAAAATTCAATTTTACAGACATCAAATTCCTTTCCATCAGGTCCTTTCAGATATGCATTGCAATGATCAATCAAAATGCTACCTTCAAAGATGCGGCCATAGGTAAGGTTAAACTCAAGAAGATGCGCATTCGGATAGCTGTCAACATCCAGAGGATTGATATAGAAATTGCTATTCGTAACCTGCACCACACCTCTACCTTCACCAATCTGTATAGCATGGTTATAAAGGTTGCATTGATCAATATAGAGGTTGTAGAAGTAATTATGGATATCCAGACGGTTGATGCTGACCCTCTCGATATGAATATCCTTGACACAGTTCATTGCCGTCGCGCCCCAATATCCCTGTACACTAATATCATGCAAGTGGAGCTGCAGGCAATTCGTCGCGCGAAGGACATAGCCAGAAGTTGCATTTGCGCTGCCTTCCTTCTTACCAGCCGCATTAAAGCCCACGATATCACTGACCTCTACATTGTAGGAGCCCCAGATGTAAATCATCGTGTTTTTGAACTGCGTGTTATGCATTTTCGTTGTATCTGGCACAAAATTGAAACCAGATACATGTGCATTATGGCACTTACACCAAAGTACCGAACCATATTTGTTGGCACTCACCTCAACCTTGACATCGCACCCCTTGAATGAATAATGTGTTGTTGGCAACATGGTGTAGCTGCTTGTGAAATGCGAGTTGATAGTCTGTGTCGTTACCGCATGTGTATTGTAGTCCGATACGTCCGAAGATATCTCCAGGCCGCCCGGATTATTCCAATCATAGGTAATTGGACTGCTCAACAGGCCGTCCAGTGTGTGCAGCAACAATTCATAACGAGGTTCTGAATACAAATATCCTCCATCGTCGCGCACCGCATATGGATCTTCTTTCAGTAAGAGCAAGCTGTTCGGATACAAGCCAGATTCATTACCGCTAGTATTGATGACAAAGTTGTCCTTAAGCCACGTATCCGTTGCTTCCTTGACTGGCTCATATGTAAAATAATCTGAGTCATTATCGCCCCAAAGGTAGAAGCCATACCAAGTCGCATTGCAATCCCGCAACTGGAGTTCTGATCCAGATAAATCAATATTTCCACAACATGTGATGGGCTCATTGCTATCCTTTCGGATAATACCTTCATGATTTGCCACGGTTATCAGATACCGTTTTCGCAATGTAAGCGGTTCACGAACGAAAGTATCTGACTGATAGCGATGCGCCATGCGAATGGCCTTTTCATCATCCGTCACACCATCCAACTTTGCACCAAATTGCCTGTAATTTACCGTGGTGTCCGTAATCATGGCATACAGGTGTTTCTTCTTGACTGTTTTGCCATCGCTCTCATATACGGGGACGGGCTGTCCTGTTGCATCTTTCTTTATCTGATACTCTCCTGTAGAAGGATCAATAGCCGGTGTTCCATCCTTCTTATAGACCAGTTCATATTCTGTCTCATCCGTTGTACCCAAGTCAATAGCCCAAGGATATGCAGATGCAGACCAGAGATACCGGCAGATATAGTTCGCCCCACCGTGGTCAAATGGTACTTCATACCCCATCGTCTTGAATTCCGTACCATCGGCTAAATTTTTTGTGCCATTTGCCAAAAGATCTGCCATTGTACGAAAGGTAATGATACCTGTACCTCCCATCCCTGTACAATGACAACCTTCCTCCTGGCTCGGCGGTTGAACAACAGGCGGCTGAATAACAATCGTGCCTGGTGCCTTGCCGCCACTGATACCAGACTTGACGCATCTTTCCAGGACTTCCCAAATCTCTTGCACGATATATGTCAGTTTATCTGGCATACCCTCTACTGTCGGCAGTGGATACTTGTCACCCAAATCAACCAGCTGATTCCGCGGCGTCTCGCGATAGACAACCAGCTTCTGATGACTCGATAGCACTGCAGGGCGTTCTGCCGCTGCCGGTTCCTGCCCCGGTACATAACCTGGATAATGCACCGTATGCGCTACAGCATCCACATAATAATCTTTAGCCAAGACCGTCTCTGTATCCGTATCCGCATCATAGATGACCACATGTACGTCAGCAGGATCAGCAAACTGAAATGGAAACGGGAACACCGTTGTCTTCCCATCGCCATCATAGATGACTTTCGTCACAATGTTATCAACCATTTCCATTCTCCTCTCTCATGCAAGATGCCCCACGCCATACGGCGTGAGGCATCTTTTCAGTCCTATGCTCTTATCCTATCACAGCAGACGCGGAATAACGTGCTGCCCTTTATGATTTTTTCTTTTTCTTCTTGCTCTTCGGCTCTGCCGGTGGGCGCTTCGGGATGTCGCGCTCGACTGGCTTCTTGTCAAAGACGATGGACCAGATGATATTCTTCCAGTCAGCGTCATAGCGGTTGTCGCTGTCGTTGAGGTACTGCATCGTGCCTGTGATGGCATCGGTCATGGTCGAGGTGATGCCAGTCCTGGCGGCGGTCAGGGAACTCAGAGCGTTGAGGCCATGGCGGGCAATCTCGCTGTTGGTGATGTGCTTGACTGGCTGACGGTACTTGGCATTCTCCTCGAGTTTCTTGATATATTCCTGGCGGGCCTTGCCTTTTTTCTTCTTCAGCTTCTCTGCCTCGGTCTGGTGGCGCTTGGCTTCTTGTGCGTCGACAGCCATGTTGTGGCTGCTCTTCTTGGCCATGAGGTCGATGGTCTTGGATACTTCCTCGAAGGCCCTACCGCCCACAGAGAACGGCGAGGCGCTGCGCCCATACGTCGTGCCATCGAAGATGGCCGAGATGGCAAAATTGACGACGTCGCGGATGAATGGGAAGCCTCCCGCTGCCGTCGAGAGCAGATTCTTGGCGTATGTGTTGAAGAATCGCTGCCCGAGCGGGATCTCGATCTTCTCGCTCTTCCCGTTCTGTGGATTGATGACGGTACGGAATCGGTCTTTGTCGTCGTCGCCGTCGAGTCCCAGTGCAAACTTGATGCTGATCCCGATGAGTGTCATGATGACAAGCCGATACATGACTGACTTCGCAAACGGCGCCCAGCGTCCGATGAAAGACGGGTTCGTGCCGAATCGCGCGTGACGGTAGTTTGCTAAGATGGCGTTGAACTGCGTGTTGAAGAAGCTGTAGAATGTCGTCGCAAGCTTCAGGAAGGCATTCTTGTTGCGCTGCAGAGACGACTGATCCATTATCCTGCCGCTGCCAAACGTATCACGGATGGCCTTGTCGGCATCCATGACAGACCGGCGCTCTGCTTCCTGCAGCATCTCTTCGTCGGTGTAGATGGGCAGCTCCATCGCATCATGCAAAGCCTGTTCCGCTTTAAAGAGGTCCTTCTTGATGTCCTGGATTTTTGCCGCTTCTGTCTTCGACATCTCCTGCATTTCTGCGTCACTGTGTACCGCAAAAGGTGACTGTCGTGCAAACGCCTGGTCCTGCTCTTCTGTGCTATGGCGACGCTCCAATTCCATACGAATATCGCTGACTTTCTGCGACTGGCTGATGATATCCGCCTTCAGTTGCTCGACATCTTGCTGTGCCTTCAAGACGCTCTGCTGGTGCTCAGCATTCTCCCTGCGGACCGTCGCGAGGTTGCCGCTGTAGGCATCGCGATACGACTGCACCCAGAGCGGCGCAGAGAGCGCTAAATCTGAGTAGAGCATCAGGTCATAGGCATGGTTGCGGATCAGCTCGAAGACACGATAGTCGGCTTCAAAGAGGCCTGGCTGGCTGCGGATATCGCGATCCAGCGAATTGATGCGATCCTGCATAAATGCAGACCGCTTCAAGAGTTCCGTTGATTCTTTCGGGTTCGCATAGAAAGACATGATGGCCTTCATCGCGTGCATGCTGCCGAGTTTCTCCATGACTGGCGCAATGTTCGAGACGTTCTCGACAACAGGCCAGATGCGGTAGCCCATGATGGCCATGACCGAGTTGCTGCGTAGCCAGTTCAGGCCGCGTTCCAGCATATTGGCCGCTTGGTTGCTATTGTCTTTCACGACCTGCCAGACGTCCGTCGTCCACTGCTTCAGTATGGTGTGGTACTCGCGCCCCAGCGTGGTCGCCACATGTGCTTCAAAGTCCGGATGATTGACCAGCCGGAAAACATCGCGGGCTGCCAAGCGGAAGGCGATGTTGTGGATGACAGACTGGACATGTTCAGGAATGACACGGAACTCAAGCAAGAGCGGTCGATTGATGTCGTACTCCGAACGCGCTTTTGTAAAACCTCGGCCAGTGCCAAGGACCATCGCGCCGGACATGCCTTGCTTGGCAATCTCATTGGCATTCTGATCAGCTGCGCGGCTGGACTTCTTCGGATTGTACGAGAGTGGATAGTAGCCGCCCTTCATCTTCAGAGTTGTCTTCTTGCCATTCTCCGTGACAGTCACATCAAACGGCTTTGCTTCTACCTTTTCCAGGCGGACACCGTTCAGGTTTTCTTCTACCTTCACGGTGTCGTCCCAGTAGGTGTTGATATGATCCCAGATATCCTGTACGAGCTGCCAGTCTTTGGTGGTCATGTGTTCTTTCACAAACTGCATTGCATCTGTTTCGGAAATTCCGAGGCCGCCGATCAGACGCTGTCGGTTTGTCTCGTTGCCAAGGTTCAGTGCCATGCACAAAACATTTTCCTTTGACATGAGTTCTTTGCCGTCGGCTGTTCTGAGCGTGTACTTCATGTCCTTCCAGTGACGGCGTTCCGAGTGAGAGTAGCCGGACAGGATGGTCTGCAGGTCAGTCAGTTCCTGCTTGACCATGCGGCTCTCTTTCTCAGCTGCCCGCTCATAGATACCATAGATGTACCGATGGGCCTTCTTGCCCAATGCGTTCAGAATCTCCTCCGGCTTGATGATGGCGGCCAGGCCTTCCTGCCCGTATCGTGCCAGGCCCTCACCGATAAATGGAATCTTTGCCAGTGCATCGTTCCACCCCATGCCGCCCGTGTCTTCTTGTACGCGATGACGGTTGACGCCGATCTTGCGGGCATCCGCTTCATTGTCGCTGATGATTTCCTGCACAATCTCGTCAACCGTCCGGCCGCCGATGGTCTTCATCTTAAATTTGTCGCGGCCGGTCGTGTAAAGGATGGTCAGTGCTTCGACACATTCTTCCAGCTGGCCGACGTTGAGGTCCTGATAGCCACGGAAATCCTCGCCTTGCTTCTCAATCTTGAAAATCTCCTCCGGCGTGTACTGGCTGTCCAGGCTTTCCTGCAGACGGTTGAACATCGTGTGCAGGTCTGTCATCTCCTCGCCTTCGCCCAGCTTGGCGTCCGTGCGCGTCAGGCGCAACAGATAAGCCAGATGGCGCAACCAGTAGCGCTCCTCGCGCGGCAGACGTACCGACTTGGCCTGCAGCATACGCTTGGCTTTGTCGAGGCTGGCCTGTACTCGCTTCTGCATTTGGCGGGCTTCATTCGCCATGGCCATTGCATACGCCTGCCGCTGCTGGGCCATCATCGCGCTGTCCCAATTCTTGCCACGAATGGCCTGCTGGACTGTCTTGGCCCACTTCTTCGCTTCTCGCGTATACAGCGATACGCTACACGATTCGTGGATAGGCTTGGTGAGGATGGCACGTCTCGCCAGCTCGCGATAGACTTTCATCTTGCCCTCATTGGCCTCGAGGACAGCCTTCTCGTTGGCCTTGTCGGTCCGCGCCCGCTCCTTGATTTCCTGCATCGTCTTCTGCAGGTCTTCCTTCGTCGCGGCGTGGATCATGCGCTGGATGGTCTGATAGTCTTCCGGGCGCCACTTTGCCGAGAAGCGCAGCTTGTTGATGGCCTTCATGAGCTCCTTGACTGCGCTCGAATCCTTATCGAGTTTCAAATCGAGGTCCTCCGGCAAATCCTTGATGCGTTCTTCGACGGACCGCATGGCGCGTTCCGTCTTCGTCGTGATGTTCTTGACGAGCGCCTGCTTCTTGGCAAAAGCCGTTGCTTTCAATGCCTCGAGTTTTGCACGGTACTCGCTCGACTCCATGGCTTCCGTCACAGCCTGCTCAGAGAGGTGGCTCTCTGTCAACTCTCGATCCAGCTCCTGTGCGTAGGCATCCATGTGTTCTTTTAGCAGGTCCTCCAGCGCTGGCGCGTTCTTGAGTTCTTCTTCAAAAGCTTCCACGCTCGGGTACCAATTCAGCACGATAGACGTATTGCCTCCACTGGCGAGCACGGCCTGCTCGGCCAGATAGACGTTCTCATTCTGGAGCTCCTTGCGGAACGTTTCTCGTTCATGCTGCATACGACGCTGGAATTCGTGCTCTTTTTCTTCTGTCAGGTCTTTCATGACCCGTTTCTGTAGTTGCTCCTTGGCTTCTGCTGTCGCTTCTTCCTGCCAGCGCTTGTAAGTCTCTTCTTCGGACTCGTCGAGCAGCTTCTCGCCGCCCGCCTTCGTGACATCGCGGTACCGGTCGTCGAGTGCCATCTCGTCAATCTCTTCTTCGGTGGCAATCATGCGGTCCATGACACGGCGCACCTGCAGGCTCGGCTTCGCGCCGTCGCCGATGACGGCCCGATAGATGTGGATCAAGAAGGAACGGAACTTACGGAACACGGCGCGGAGCCCTTTGGCCGGTGCATGGCCATCATGCAGATACATCTCAAAGGCACGAGCGAAGCGCTCCTGTTCCCAGATGCGCTTGAGCTTCTCAGCTTCCTCGATGTCCTGATGTTCCTCGGCATCGATAATCTGCTGCTCCCGCTGTCGGAACTCTTTCTCCCACGGTGTATTTTTATACTGCTTGGCATCACCCTTCTTCCAGGATGCCCAGTCCTTCACAATCTCCAACTCTTTTGCCGAGATATCATCAATGACCGCCAGGTCCTCGAGGTCCATCAGGAACATGTGGCCCATCTCATGCAAGAAGGTGGACTCGTCCGCACTCTCGAAGAGCGAGATGATGCGCTGTCCGTTCGACATCTGCGCAATAGAACCATGAGCACCTGAGCGGCCGGCCTTTTGATTGACATCGATGGATGCCATCTCTTGGCCACCAAACGTTATGATGGCGTTATATTCATGCGGTTTCGGTATTCTGCTGCCTATTGCTTTTTCGTCGTCAATGTACCACTCCAGCATGTAGATATCATTCCAGAGTTCAATGGATTTCCAGTTCTTTTTCTCAATGGAGGCCATTATGCCATCTGCTGCATTTTCATTGTCGGCATCTTTGTAAGCTTTATCATAGGCTTCATAGTCTGCCTTTTCTTCTTCGCTTGCATCCGCCAACACATGTTCCAGTTCCCTCTTCTTCAAATCAAGTTCTTGGTTCAGCTCATTGATGCGATGCTTAGATCCAGTATAGCTTGCAGCCCTCGCAGCTGTTTCTCTAGCTTCTTGCTCTCCCCCTAACCTATAATAATTATCAAGTCCGTTTGTAAGGTCGCCCCCTCGCGCAAAGTCTTCATACTCCTGAATGGCGTGCTGTACCTCATGTACGAGTGTCTCCTTGATTTTATCTGGGGTATTCTCAACGAGCTTTTTGTTTAGTTTTATCCCTGCGACAAGAACCTTACCACTTGGATATCTGACAGTTTCAAGAATGCCTCTCGTATTGTCATCAAGCTTATCTGTAAGCTGTACATTGCGAGTAGCCAATGAAGGGTATGCTTCATACAGCCTTGGATTGTCGTAGATATCTTTCAGGCTCGCAATATGATATTCATTCTGGAAAAGTGGTGTGAATTCTATCTTGTCCAGATTGTCCGGTATCTCGAAGCGCCACTTATTGTCGCGACCAAGAAGCCACCCTGTCTCCCGCCAAATCTCCTGCTCATCTGCGCCCTGGCTATGCATCTCGCGAGCACGATTCAGCTCATCGAGATTAGCTACAGCAGCTTTCTGACCAGCCAGCTGTTCGTACCTCGCCCCACGCCAGGCCATCTGATAAAGCATCGGATTTTCGTTTTTCAGCTTGACAAGGTCCTCCTCCGTCTTTATACTTGAATCAAAGAAGCCATTAGCTTTTGGCCCTAGGGAGAATTGGACTCCGGCAGGCCCCAAAAGTCTATTGGCTTTTTTTCTGTTTACATAGAGCAATCTATTCTCGCGGATATTTTTCAAATACCAATCATAGTTCACTGCTCCATCATACTCTTTACCATAAGCCGAAGTAATGATATTCGCTCTTACTCTGTCTTTCAAAGCATCAAGTTCAAATGGTATTACAACATTGATGCCTTTCTCGTCTCTGACTTCCAGTACTACGACAATTCGTCCTGCCTTTGTCATGGAATCGACTATCATGATGGGGTCAGTCAAGGCGCGTGGTATCTGCTTCAAAACTCTCAGTGTCATTTCCGGGTGAGTTTTACGTATTATGACCAGCTTGCTGGGGTCGATATAAATAGGCAGATTTTTCGCCCCTACCATCTGCATGACCAAAGGAGTTTGCATCACTTTGATTGGAGCTGTGCTTTTCTTATTCTTTTTCCATTTTTCCAGCCCATCGGAAAATTCTTTTTCTGCAATGCTCAGATTCTTTTCTGCTTCCGCAATCTGCTCCTGTGTAAACCCGGTTTTGTTTTCATCATTTCCTTCCGTCTCCAGCCCGTACCGCTCCCGCATATAGTCGAGAGCGGTATATTTTTTACCGGTCTTCTTGCTGATAATGTCGGCCACGATGTCGGCATGGCGAGCGAAGAGGATGGCGTCGAGGCGGGCAGCGCGGGCTGTACGGCCGCCGTCGATATCGACGTTCGTGAGCTGATCACGGATGGCGCGGTAGACCTGGAAGCCTTCTTTGGTGAGGCCCTGTGTCAGCTCCATCTCGACGCCGTTCAGGGACTTCATCGTGCCCTTGATGGCCTCGAGGTGTTCGATATCCTTGCGCAGCTCGTCGATCTCTGGCTTGACTGCTGCCATAGCCTGGTGCTCTTCTTCGGTCGTCGGAATCCATCCCTCTAGTTTTGGCGCGGACGGGTCGCCGGTCACGACGGCCACAGCCATGTCCTCGAGTTCTTTCTCGGTCGGCTGACGTTTGAATGCCTTGTAGAAAGCCCGATACCACTCGTCATTCTCGGTGAAGCGCTGTGTCTTCTTGTTTCCCTGTTCGTCCTCGACTTCCATGAGCTGGCCACCCTTGCCCATGCCATCACGCAGACGTTCCAGTACAGGGCCGATGATCTCCTGCAGACGGTCCTGGCGCTCTTTCATGGCAGCCGACCAGCCTCTTGCCGGATTGGCTGGATCACTGTAGATGGCCACGGCAGCCATGTCGCGCATGGCCTGCTCTTCTGCCGAGCTCTTCTCGTGCAAGGGGAAGTACTGATCAAGTACCGTGTTGATGAGCTCGACCTGTTTATCGATAGACTGTTGCTGCCGCTTCTGCATGTCCTCGATGATGGTCTTGGCATCCCGCTGCATCCTGGCCATGCTGTCTGCCTCTGGTGAGAAGGAGACGTTCTGCAAGAACTCCGGGCTTGTGCCAGCCTGCAGGAACTGCTCCGTCGGTACGAGGATTTGGCCTTTTTCTTCGATAGCTGTCTGCAGCTCGTCGTTCGAGATACCCGCCGCCTTGGCTACAGCTTTGAGGTTCTCGAGGCCGCCGTCCTGCTGCATGGCCATCTCGGAATCAATGTACGTGTTCGGATACTCTGTATTCTTGAGCTGCTCGCGCAGGATCTTCTTCTGGACATCTGGGGCCTTCTCCTTGAGGTTGCCCTTATCGATGGCCTGCTGCAGCTGCTCGAGCATGACAGTGCCGGTGTATGTCTTGCGGGCATTCTCGCCATACGTCACCTCGAACTTTGCTAGGTGGCGCATGGCTGCCGTCTGTCGGAAGCCCGACGATACTGTGCCGCCCGTCGCGCCGAGCAGGCCGAAGCCCAGCGAGCCAGGGATGGCTTGCAGAGTACTCTTGCCTGCCCGCTCCAGGATCTCGCCCGGGCTGTAGATCTTATTGCTCGTGTCGCCGGTGCTCCACTCCATACCGTTGTGGACCATGTCGTCCGAGATGGACTGCAGGCCTTCCTCACCTGCCTCGGATGCCGTGATCTTGAGGACATCCCCTGTCCGGTCTTTGAGCGCATTCAGCACCTTTTCACGCGTCAGCATTCTCGAGCCTGTCTGCTCGATGATATCGCCGAAGACCTTCCGCGCATGCGGTGCGCCGGCCAGTGCCCGCGTCACGACGCCGAAGTTTGCCAGCTCGATTCCCGCATTGAGCGAGCCGCCCAACATGGCCCAGCCGGCTGCCTGGTTCTCCGTCAAGAGTGGGTTGCCATTCTCGTCCTTGAGTTCCTTGTACTCGGCAAAGCGTGAGCCAATCTCGGGACGCGCCATGCCTGTGAATGCACCGAGGCGCAAGCCTGTGCCGGCCGCTGCCGCGATGAGCTCGCGCCTTGCGACTTGTGCGAGGAATCCGCGTCCCAAGCCATAGACAAAGCCGCCCGCCGCGCCAACTGTGCCGCCCGCTGCGGCACCAATCGGCGTGGCCACGGAGCCTGCTGCCGCGCTGGCTGCTGCTGCAATCACGGCCATTGCCGTTGCTTCTCGCAAAGACTCCGAAGTCGACTGCCACATCTCCGGTGCTGACTCCGCCACTCCGCCCACGATGGCAGCAATCGGGTCCTCGAGGAACGACGGCACGGCCAGTCGGTCTTCCTCGAGTTGCTTCTTGAGGTCCTCCGCCCGCTGCCGGTCGTTGTCGTCCGCCGCGCCCATCAGGATCTTGTACTGCAGGTTGTCGTACTCGAGCTTGACGTTGCCGCGCTCTAACATCTTCTGCCAAGTGTCAATGATGCCGTGTGTCGAACGGACTGCATCCAGGTTATGCAAGGCGATGGCTGCCCCCTCTGGGTCCATATCGGCCACGCCCTGCAGCTCGGGGAAGGCTTTCCATACCTCGTTGATGTCGCCGCCTGCTGCATCGACCTTCTGCTTGTAGTGGTAGACATCGAGTGCCTGCTTGTAGGCCTTGTTGTCTGCCAGGAACGCATCCGCCGGAATGCCTGTGCTCGCCTCGATCTCGCGGGCCTTCGACAGTTTCTCGTCGTCCGTCATAAAATACTCGAGATTGACGTCAGACCGCTGCAGAGACTGCGCTGCATTGCTCAAAAGGGAGTCATCTGTGTTGTCGCCATAGCTATTGATGAGGGCACGAGACGCCTGGCGGAACGGGGAAGCCACCAGATTTCGCATATCGGTTGTCGTTTCTTCACCCGCCTGTTTTAAGTTGGCTACAGCAGCTTCTTGCTGGCTATAGTCTCCTGTCTCGTTTGCTTGTGCCAGGTTTTCGGGGGAATATGCCTGCTGCAACTCTACGCCACGTTGCCGAAAATCAGACCAGCTCTGGCCGACATTATGAGCCGCCTGAACGATATCCTTGGTTGTTTCCACCGCTCCTTCCACGGCCCCTTCGGCAGCTTCCGTCATGCCTTCTGCAAAGTTTTTTTCTTGTTGAGCATTTTCACTTGTCCATCCGCCTAAAAAAGGCATAAACTCATTTCCCAAGTCTTCCACTCGGTCAAGGATGGAGCGGTTCGCGGCTTTATCTGCCTCTGCCTGGGCTGCCGCTTTTTCATCCTCGATTTCCTGCAGGCCTGCCCGTACTTTCTCAAGATCCATTACTGCTCCTCCTCTTCATCATTCGCTGTGTGCTAGATTGATGTAGTAATCGGCTTCTTCTTTCGAGTAGTTATAGTTACTGATCAGATACCACTCAGCTTCTTCGTCATTCTTCGTGACCTCTATTGCATGACGTGCCATCTCCAGGGCATCCGAGCTTGCGATGTTGTCGCCACTGCCCATCTCACCGATATCCTGCAGCAGATTTGCCGCCTTGTTATACCGGCGCTGGTCCGTGCGCGAGATGGTGTCATCTGGATCATCCATGCGCTCGTAGTATTCTTCCACCTCATATCTGGCGTTGTTGATTTCCTTGACGGTATACTTTGCGCCGCTCGTGCCGACGACGGATGTCGAGCTGCTCTTTCGGCCGCTGCTCCGGCTGCCAGCCGGGAGGCCCGTATTCCGGTTGACGCCGAACTTCGACGCAGCCATGCCAATCAGCGTGTTCTTCTGTTGCAGGTCGAGTGTCGTATCCCCTTCGACAAGTGCTTTAGCAGACGAGAACGAACCTGCTGTATCGACTGCATGTTCTACATCATCAAAGTAATTCTGCTTGTCCTGCTTGTATGCTTGTGTACGGTCCTGCAAGGCTGCTTCTACTGCGCTTCTCAAGCTCTTTTCCATCGTAGGATCGTACATCGTCCCGCCCGATGCAGCCGCGCTGGTGTCTCCGCCCATGTAAGCGTTCTCGTCAAAGTCTCCGCCGTCATCGCTGAAGTGGAAGTTGTCACCATCCGCCCACTGCTCATTGCCATAGCCCGCATATTCATTCAGCGGTTTCAGGCCAACGTCGGCTGCATGTTTCTGCAGCCACTGCAGACGCTCTGGGTGGCGAGCCAAGCTATCCATCGCAATGTCGAAAGCACGGTTCTCGTAGTGCTTGCTCCCTGGATTATGTCCTTGAGTCGTACCGCCCGCCGTGACGTAGAATGGCTCATAGTCGGCCTGCTGTCCGAAGGCCTGCTCGTAGAGAGCAGCCAGGGCATTGAGCTTCGCCCATGTCGAGTGTCCGAGGTTCGTGACTTCGCCTTCCTTGCCAGGCTTGACCGTATAGTATATTTTCTTGGAAATATCGATGCCACTACCGCCGCCCGCATTCTGTCCGCCTGCCCCAGTCCCTTTCGGGATTCTGCTCATGACGTCATCGACATACCCCTTGATGGACGGGCCATTGCTCAGCTGCTTATCCCAGGCATAGTGGTTGCCATTCTCGTCGATGGCATCCGGTTCGCCAGCCACCCAGCGCTGTCCGTTCTGCTCACCAGCATACCAGGTAACCAGTGCCCCTTCTGGTCCATACTTGTCGTAGTACTGGCCCAGCTTGAATCGTCCGACTGCACGCTGCGCCGCTTCATCGTTTGGATCGGCCCCCTCGTACCCAGCTTCCTTTGACCATGCCGGCCAGTTGCCCGGCATGATTTGATAAATGCCAACGGCACCTTCTGAGGATACCGCATTCGGATCTCCGTTCGGGTCCTCCTGCTGTTCCACCGATGCGAAGAAGGCTTCCTTATCAGATGCGCCTTGCCCTCCCACATTCCGGTAGGAAGCTTGCTTGATGAGCTCGTTGGCCTTGTTCCAATCGAATCGTCCCGTCTTCGGGTCCCAGCACTGGTTGACGATATCATCTGCTGTCGTGTAGGTCTTGGCCACGTCCTGTTTCTGCTTGACGGATCCGTAGAGCTGGTTGTAGACGTTCTGGTCCATCTTGCCGCGGTTCACCTGCAGGATCTGCGCGGCCCGGTCATAGTTGCCCGCGGTGATAGCTGCCGTCGCGGCCGAAGCGACCTGTTTTGTGATGGCTCCCATCAGCTCAGACTGCATCTGCTCGCCGGTCCAGCCGCGCTTCGCGCCGTAGGCCAGGATGATGCGGCGCGCGTCGTTCTCGTAGTTCGTCAGGGCATTCACGACATCCCAGGTCATGCCGGCGTTCTGCGTGTTGATGTTGAGGGCTGCCTGGTAGTCTGCCTGCTCGGTGCTCTCCCGCTCCCGGTTCTCCTGGCTGGTGGCGATGCGCTGGTAGTTGAGCATGTTGTCGTTCAGTGTGGACTTCAGGGCATAACGAACGCGCGGGTTGTAGTCCTTGGCAATCTCCGCTGAGGTGTCCTGAATGGCCTGTGTGACGCGATCCGTCAGGCCCTTGGCATTCTTGCCTACGCCGAGTGTCATGAGCCCCTGCTCGCCGTAGAGCTGCTCATTCAGCGAGGTCATGATGCGATTCCTCGCGTCCATGACGTCGGCTGCATCCTCGTCGTCCTGCTTCTGGGCGAGCACCTTCGTGGCCTGGCCGATGGCTCCAGAAAGCGCATTCCATTCCTTGCCGCCCGTTCCGTATACTTCCAGGTCTCTCGGCGCCTGGACGGCTGGCGGGTTGATGGTGTTCGGATTGACGACGGGCTGGTAGCTGCTGAATTTCATGTCGTTTCCTCCTCACTCAAAAGCGGAACGGGAAGTTCACTTTGCCATTCCGGCTGTAGTAGTCCGGCCGGATATCCCAGCCCGTGTTCTTGCCGTAGGACAGGACGGGCTTGCCATACGTCAGGTAGCCCGTACCGGAGACGGTTGGGAACTGCCGGTTGGCTTTGGCCCATGTGTCCGCCGTGGTCTTCTCGTTGTAGTACTGGTACGCGCCGCCCGTGCTGCTCGAGGTGGCAGCTGCTCCGGTATTCTTCCAAGGCTGTGCGACGCCGTAGACGCTGGCTGCTGTACCAAGGATGGTCGAGAGGCCCTGCCACTTTGCCGCCCGCTTGATGTTGCTCGCCGCGGTCCTGTCGTTGGCGGCCTGTGCCTCATAGTTGCTCTCTGCTACGCGCGAGTTGTAGTTGTCGTTGCGCTGGCTGGAGAGCAGTGTCATCTGATCCTGCAGGTAGGCATCGTTGCTCGACGAGAGGATATCCATGGACGAGCCGCCGAAGTTCAAGCCGGCCGCGCCGGTCTGTGCTCGCTGGCTGCCCTCAATCAGACGGCGGCGCGAGCGCAGCTTGTCGGCCTGCACGGCGTAGTTGTCGGCGATCTGCTCCTGCTTGCGGTTCTCAATCCTGGCATTCTGCTCGGCCGCATCGGCTTGCGCCCGATACATGGCGGCCTGTGCGTTGGCTTGCTGCTGTTGCTGGCGGTACTGGAAGATGCCGCCCAGGGCCGTCAGCCCTGCAATGACGCTGCACATATCAGTCTCCTCCCTTCTCTTCTGATCGCTCTGGATGAATGACGAATGGCAGGAAGGTCTCCCCGTTCTTGATGATCTTCGCGGACGCATCGAACGACGCGCCTACCCACTGGAGCCAGCGGATGGCGTCGTCGTTGAATGCACCCACCATGTTGTAGAGCGAGCCGTATCGCTTGGCCCACTCCTGCAGGATGGTCCTGGACTCTTTGGCGAACGAGACGGTATACCGCTTGATGAGGTCCGTCCCGAGGCACCAGATCAAGGCGTGCGTCCGCAGGCCCTCGTCGTCGCGCTTCGGCTGTACGCCCCAGATGGCAATGATGCGGCCGTCCTTTGTCGTGGCATACTGCAGCTCGTAGCTCCAGTCGATTGACTCCTGCACTTCTCGCTCGACGTCGTCTGTGAAGGCCAGGATCTCGCGCCGGTCCACCTCGCGCAGGTTCTTTGCCAATTCCCGTGCCAGGCCGTATGTCTCTTCACCCTCGAGGATCTCCGGCCACTCGAGTTTCCAAATGGTATAGGTCTTGTGATTCTCTTTAACCAAGGAATGTCACCTCTCTTATGATGGCCGACAGTGTAAACGGATACGGCGTCTCATGGTAGATGTATGTCCGGCCCTCTGTGTTGACGCCATTCGATGGTATATTGACGACTCGGTCCCCTGTTACAAGGACATCTTCCCCCAGTTCCAATCGATGTGGGTCATAAATAATCTCTTCCAGATTATCAGCACCTGTCCCAATCCACCCACCAAAGCTGTTCTTGAGTCGCAAGATTGCCTTCGTAACCGATTTCTCTCGTCCCTGTACTGTACCACTTTCTGTAGCACCGGCATCCCAGTTTGGCTGCTCGAGGAGCATCGTATACGGCAGGCCGATAACCATACGCTGTGCTTTGACATCGGCCGGCAATGTGACCTTGCCATTTTTCACCGTCAACGGGTCGTACAGATACCCATCCGCCAGCACCCTTACGGTCTTATCTTCCAAGTGCTGCAACCCCGTGATTGTCCCTACTGCCTGATCTAAATCGTAAACAACAGCAGCATCCAACATGACATAATCTTGCTGCGACCTTGAGACATGATCCCTGTCAAACCGCTCGATATATCGGACGGTCTGACCATTCACCTGACGCTTGACGACTACATACACTGCATCCGAACTGCCACTATTCACCGATGCCACACTTTCAAACGTACCGTCTGTCACTACATGCGACCATGCATATACCTTCTGCTCGATGACGTAAGTCAGCAGGAGCATAACTCCATCCGATCGGATGAAATACAGCAATGAGTCCGGTTCCTGCGCAAATGCATCATCCAAGATTGTATGGCCGTCGATGAGGTCCTTTGCCAAGAGAGTCAGGTCTACGCCAATATAGGCATCTGTGTTGTAGTCATAGCCAATATCTCGTACAACGGAGCCGCGCCGCTGAATATAAACCACACGATTGCCAATGCGGATGGGGGCCACATCACTGACGCCATAATTTTCCTGATTTCTCGGCGTGATGTTCGATGGCGTGACCGTCTCACCGCCAGAGATTGTCCAGGAATTCCCTTCCGTGAACACGACAAGGTCGTTACCTGCATCCATGTGCTTGATTGCGCAGGCCTTCCGGCTCAAAAGATCAGCCGTCACGGCACTATCATCCGTCACGGTACCGCTTTCCTTCTGCACGTCGAAGTTCTCATAGTCTCCGGACTTGCTCATCCAAATGCGCTGAGGCTCGCCTAGGCTGCCTCCGAAGACCAATCTGTCCTGGAAAAATGTTGCACAACACGGATATCCATTCGTCTGATTCCATGCATCCCAGTACCAATCCGCTGTCTCCATCGTTCCGCCTAGGGGTTTCAGCACAGTTGCCTGTGCATTCTTCGCATCTGTTACCTCAGTCAGCTTCACATAGCCGGTATGCGTATATGGATATGCCGAAAGACTGGCCTTGCACGTTCCGCTCGTCACCTCCGCCCGCACACGCATCCATGTATAATCTTCTACATCGCCTGATTCCGATGGGTTGTAGTCATCCGAGGACGTATAGCTGCGAAGCATCTTCCATGGCCCATCTTTCGAATCTGCATATTCGACATAGGTCGTTCCCGTCCATGTACCATGCGTGATGACCTTCCATGTCTTGCCAACCATAATGCCGGAGCTCGTCCCATTTGAAACACTTACTTCTTTACCGTCTACATACTGCTCCATCTTGATGGTCTCGCCGACCTGCTCTGTCTGGAACATATCCTGCGTCGCAGTCAAAGTGATGCTCCCATCAACGGCTGACGGTGCCAGCTTACAATCTACATCCTTGTTGACGTCGCAGAATGGCGGCATATCCCAGACGACGTCTTCTATTGTCCATTCCTTTTCGGCGTACCGAGACAATTTTTGCACTGGATGAGTGCCCGAACAGATATACATGACGTCCACCGACTGCGTGAACCGCAGCCTAGAAAGTTCCGTTTCCGAAAATGGCGTTGTCAGCTCTACCCCGAGATAACCCCCATCCCGCCAAATCCGCAGATATTTATCGCCGAATTCTAGCAGATACGATAGGTCCGCAAGAAAATCAAACTCCTGCAACATAACTCGCTTCCCTGGATATTTGACGGAACCGCAATACACCAAACCCGGCCTTTTCCGAACCGATCCATACGGACGTATGATTGCGTTTTCCGCCTGCTTGAGTCCAAGCTGATACTTGTCCAGGTCAATGCGATTTGAAACATCTTCTGACAGCTCGCCACCAGTGAAAGCCGGTTGGATTGCATAGTACGGTTTCATCTCCATCCTCCTCTGCTACATGAATCGGACATCACTGTACTGATGCGGATACCGTGTGCGCCGCTCCCGCTCTGTCGCATCTTGGTATCTTGCCAAATCTACTGCCTGCTGTGCCAGCTGCAAATGAATGCTCTGCAGCTCCGTGTTGCCCGTCATGACCATTGCCAGCGCACTGGCCAACAGATGTGCCAATGCATCGATAAATTCTTCACTGAATTCCTCCGGCCCCTTGATATCTGCCGTATAGTCCGCATAAGCAATCGCTACATCTGTCAGGACCACCCTACCGACCATTCCCAGCTGAGACACTGAGAAGTCCTGACGTGATTCCCAGCGGTTCCCCGCGTGCTCTTCATCGAATACGAATCGCAAGGCCAAGCAGTCTTCCGGATAGGCATATGCGAAGGCGTATCCAGGAGCTCGTTCATCCAGCAGAGCCAGCTTCCCGATCTTACCAGCAAAGCCCCACGGATACATACGCAACAATCGTCTCCGCAAGTGGTCATAGTTAATCTTGCATTGCTTCGCTTCCTTGGTCATCTCATCCAGCGAGTTGATGCGGCCACAATTCAGGAACGACAGGGCCATGTTGCAGATATCGATGCTGTTCATTCTCGCCCCTCCCTTTCTCTCATCTCTCACGATGACAAAAGGCCGGGCCCTGCGGGGTCCGGCCCTTGCTTACCAGTCGATATCGTCGTCGAGCACAAGGCCCGCGGTCAAGGTTCCTTTACTGTAGGTCGACGTGACCGTCAGGCGCAGGTAGCCGAGGTTGCCGCGCGGCACGTCGGCGGCGAGCGGTACGGCGTTGTAGGTCGCCAGTGTCTTCGGGGACTTGAAGTCCGACGTGGCGGAAGTCTCGAGCTTTGTGGTCAAGGTGCCGGTCCCTGCGTCCTTCGTGACAGCTGCCACGAGATGGAGCGGACAGCCCGATTCGCCAGGGCCTACCTGCACGATGTCCGACGTCAGGTCGGAAGCCGAAAGGGCCTTCTTGTTGAAGAAGGTATTCTCTTTATCCAGAATCATGATGGTCCTCCTCTCTTACGCCGTCGTGACGGCCGCTTCTGTCTCGCTGATCGCATCGCACTTCTTGATGGGGATGCCGGAAAGGTAAAGCTGTGGGATGCCGCCCATGAGCTCCTGGCGCGTGATGTAGGCGTTGTTCTTGTCGTTGAGGTAGATCTCGAAGAAGTCGAAGAGCGCTGGCGACACGTAGAGCACGACTTTCTTGTCGCGGCCCTGCAGGTTGCGGATGCGGTTCTTCGCGTAGATGAACTGATTGACCAGCTTCTTGCTGTCAGTCGCTGTCAAGCTAGAGAGCTTCGAGACATCGATGTTGCGGACGAGCGCATTGGCGCGGATGTCCTGCACAGCCATGCCGACCTTCCAGGAAAAGAGCGTTGTGACGGCCTGGTATTCTTTGCCGTCGGCATCCTGCACGGTCTGCTCGCCAAGGTCGCGCTGCTGCAGGCCGGCCTGCGATCCCTTCGGGTAGATGCCGGTCGTCGCATACGTGCCCCAACCGACGAAGAAGGCCGAGGTATTCGTGTTTGTGCCAGCCGTGCCGCCCGCGACGACCTGATAGCCTGCGTCGTTCTTCTCGCCGCCGATGGTATCGTAGCGAGCCGTCAGGCCGTTGAACGTGTCGAGCGTGTCGTCCGTGTTGCCGTAGAAGATATTGGCGGCTACGGCGTCGGTGAAGCCGCCGACGAAGGCTGCATCCTCGCTGCGGCGGAAGGCCTCGCGGTTGCGTGCCAGTGCCAGCTCCTCGATATCGATGCATGAACGGTCCTCGAGGATGATGCAGGTATCCTGTACCTGGCGCGTGCTGCTCTTGTGGCGGGCAACACCGGCGTTGATACGGCGGACGGACGGCGTCGGCATGGAAGCGCGGACCGTCGTGCGGTTGCCCGTCGGCAGGTTGCCTTCCTTCCAGACGATGTCGTCCATGATCGGATTTGCGTTGAGCAGGGCCTCGATGATGTAGGCAATGTTGCCGTCGGGGTCCACTCGCTTCTGCAGGTCGCTCAGGGTGAGCGCCTGGGTTCCCAGTAATGCCATGATGGAGTTCCTCCTTCTGTGCTATTAATATCTGCTGAAGTCTGTGTTCGGATACAGGGTCTTCTCGTGTGCCCCTTCGCCCATGTGACCGGGGTCTTCGCCAACCAATTTCCCGAATTCGGCCATGAGCTGGATCATCTCAACGCGGTTGCCGGCGCCCGTGAGGTTCATCATCTGACGCAGACCGGGGATCTTGCGCTCGGCTGCATTGAGTCCGACAGCTGCCTTTGCCGTGATGTCGTCGAACTGGCCGCCGAGCTGCTGGCGGGCTTCCTGCGCCCAGCCGTCCATCGTCTGGCGGATGCCGTCTGCCACTGCCTGCTGTCCGGCCTGCATGTACTGCATGCCGTAGCTTGCAAGCTTGCTTGCCTGCTCCTGTGAGAGGCCACACTCGCGGGCCAGGGCTCCGAACTGCCCCGCCCGCTCGGCATCGTACTCCAGGCCTTCTGGCACGACGCCTGAAAAGTCGTAGGTGGCAGGCGGCTCTGTTCCAGTCTTGGGTTCCGTGTTGCCCTGACTGCCCTGGCTGCTCTGCCCCTGTGCCTGCTCGTCGCCCTGGCTCGCCTGCGGCTGACTGCCCAGGATGGTTGTCTGGGCTGGCTGTGGTGCACTCGCTCCTGTATCCTGCGGGTCCTGCGTACCGCCCTGTGCTGGCGCATCGCCATCTCCCGCGGCATCGACAGGTGCTCCAAAACGCTGGAGCCTAAAAAACAGGTCTCTCATGATGATCCTCGCTTTCTGTTGTCTGCATGAGGTCTTCCATGCGCTGCTGGAAGGCCATGTATTCCCGCTCGGCCTGCTGATACTGTGCTAAGCCATCTGCCATGTGCATGATGTTCTGCCGCACAGTCAGAGCCGCCCGTCGCTCTCCTTCCGCGATGAGCATGCGGTTCGTGTGGTCGCTGTCAGGGAAGGTTGAGTCCATGATGTGGCAGCGGTCCATCAGCCGCATCAGGAACCACCGTCCCCGCTCGTCTGCCATCAAGTAGTCGAGAGAGGCAACGTCGCGCTTCTCCTGCTCCTGCCTGGCGTAGGCGATGATTCGCGCTTCTTTCTCCTGCTGGTCCATGTCATCCTCCCTGGCCATAGCCCAAGGTATCGGCACCCATCAGCTGCTGCAGGGCGGGGTTGCCGTCCTGCGCTGCCTGCGCGGCATTCTTTGCAGCCTGGGCTGCCGGCGCTGCCATGTCGGCCACTTGCTTGGCCTGCTGCAGCTGTTCCATCTGGGCCTGCTTCTCGGCTTTTGCCTGCTGAAGCCGCTCGTATTCGTCGTCCGTGCGCAGGATGGCCACCGGTGTGCCGAGCATATCGGCGTAGCGGTTGACCGTCTCGGGGAAGTTGAGCTTGTCGAGAACGTCTGGATTCGCCTGCGCGAGGTTCATCAAGAAGGCGTAGAACTGCTCGATGTTCGTGAGTCCCGCGACTTTCTGGGCTTGCGCAAGCGGCGAGATATACTCGATTTTGATATCCTGCTGAGCGAGCATTTCCTGTACAGCTGGGTCTTCCGGCTGGGGAAATACCTGGGCCCGGTCGAGGATCATGTAGACGCGCTCGATAATCTTCGAGAGAAATTCGTATTGCATGCGCTGCACGACCGGCCCGAGGACGGTCATCTTCTCCTGATTGCGCTCGATGACTTCCCGCGCGGTCATGGTCTTGTTCTCCATCTCGTTGAGCATCATGAAGAGGTTCGCGTTGTACGCTTCCTTGATGCGGTCTTCGAGCTGCGTGATCTCAGTGCGCAGGTCGCCGATATCAGTCTGGACCTGGAAGAGTGGCTTGACGGAGCCGTCCTGCCGGACGTAGGTCTTGCCGCCAGGCACAAGGTTGATGCCCTTGGCGACGGTCTCTGCTGTCGTCTGCATCGGCGGCTTGACGCC